GCAGGGGTGGTCTCTTATGTAACATATTCGTTGCATAAATGGCTATAAGGTAACATTTATATTACATTAAGGAATGATATGAGTTTATTACAGATGCCTAAGGTTATTGAATCAGTCAATGAACTAGGTGCTAAGGTTGCTAAGTTAGAACTGATGGTCAAAGAATTACAAGATGCTTTTGTGATGGCTACCCAGCAGACTATCGTTAAAGAAGTTGAGAAGCGTACTCCTAAATCTAAATGAAAGATGCTATAATCTTAGGGGCTGTGACGCTAGGGTTAATAGTAGGGTATGCTGCTAATGAATATCGACATATGCTAGAGCACATAGAATGTAACAGTTATTCTACTAAGTATTCTAAGTGGGATGGTTTTGTAGCGAAAGATGAGCATGGACAGCTACGTTGCTTTTGGTTAGAGCGAGAGTATCCCTGGAGAATAAGACAAGGAGTACCAGCATAAAGGATAGGAATGAGAAAGATTATTCTCGACATAGAAACCAACAGCACACACAATAAGATTTGGATGTGTGCTACTAGGGAAATAGGAGGAGACGTAACAGTATGGAAGGAAGCAAGCGGGTTACAAAAGTATTTGGACAGTTGCGATTTGATTATCATGCACAACGGAATATGCTTCGATGCCCCAGTACTGAGAAAGAGCTGGAACATTACGATGAAGCAGAACCAGATGTGCGACACGCTCGTACTAAGTCGCCTCCTAAGCCCAAGCCTAGAGGGAGGACATAGTCTTGCTGCATGGGGTGGACGCTTAGGTTTTCCTAAGGGAGACTTCAATGACTGGGATGCTGGGTATTCTGCTGAGATGGAAGCTTATTGTATCCAAGATACCTTAGTAACTGAGAAGTTGTATTTACATTTAACTACTGAATTAACTAGAAATAAATTTGACGAGAGGAGTATTAAACTTGAGCACAATGTACAAGCGGTCATCGCAAAGCAAGAAGAAAGTGGCTTCAAACTCAACGAAAGGAATGCTATCATTCTTCTTTCAACGCTGCAAAATAAGTTGGTTGTTCTTGAAACTGAGCTTCAAAACATTTTTCCAACCAAGACAATCTTACGAGTCTCAGAGAAAACAGGCAAGCCTCTTAAGCCAATCATCGAACCCTTTAACCCAGGAAGTAGAAAGCAAATTGGTGAAAGACTTCAAGAAAAGGGTTGGAAACCCGACAAGTATACGGAAACAGGTCAGCCCATCGTCGACGAAGGGACGCTCGAAGGCTTAGATTTTCCTGAAGCTAAAGCTATCGCTGAGTACCTGTTACTACAGAAAAGAATAGCACAGATTCAATCGTGGTTAAAAGCAATACAACCTGATGGTAGGGTGCGTGGTAAGGTAATAACGAATGGTGCAGTCACTGGACGAATGACACACCACAGCCCTAACATGGCACAAGTACCTAGTTGTGGTAGCCCCTACGGAGAAGATTGTAGGGATCTTTGGATTGTAGAGAAAGGATATAAGTTAGTAGGCATTGATGCTTCAGGATTAGAACTACGAATGCTTGCTCACTATATGAAAGACGATGCGTATATTTATGAGGTCACACAAGGTGATATCCACACAGCCAACCAAAAAGCTGCTGGACTCGAAACACGTTCTCAAGCAAAGACGTTTATTTATGCATTCCTCTATGGTGCAGGGGCTACCAAGATCGGGAAAGTTGTGGGTGCTGGAGCACGAGAAGGACAAAAGCTTATTAATTCTTTTCTGGAAAACACCCCGAAACTACGAGCACTTAGGGAAGACGTGGCTAGGATTAGCAAGTCGTCGGGATCATTACCAGGTCTTGATGGACGTAGACTATACATTAGGTCTGACCATGCAGCACTCAACACACTTCTCCAAGGTGCGGGTGCGATTGTCATGAAGCAAGCACTAGTGATCCTAGATGAACGACTGAGTAAGCTTGGTGTTGATTATAAGTTTGTTGCTAATGTGCATGACGAATGGCAGATTGAAGTAGAAGAAGCCTACGCAGATATGGTAGGTAAGTTAGGAGTACAAGCTATTGAAGAAGCAGGTCGTGTATTAGAAATGCGATGCCCTCTCACTGGTGCGTACAAGGTAGGTAATTCATGGAAGGAAACACACTGATGGATGAGATTAAACAAGCAGTACTTAAACTTCTAAGACAAGGTAATCATGTGTCGACTGTTAGATCACTGCTACGTGACGCAGAGAAAGAATTAGATCAAGCACAGGAATACTTAGAAGCTATCAAAGATGCGGACTTTGCTCCATGAAAGTAGCAGAGTTGCCTGAGCATGTAGAACCATTAGTTATCGTGGGAGACGACAATAATTACTTGACTGTCTATACTTGTATGTCTAACGAAGATACTATTGAATTGCTGCGTCGTTCCTTGCATATTCTTGAAATGGAACAGGAACAAGCAGGTATTAATTTGCATTTGCATTAAAAGTATGATATAATATATGTGTAGTATTTACTAAGGAGAAATAAATGGAACAAGCAAAACCAGTACCAATCAAAGCCGACCTCTTCTGGGCTTCATTAAACGAGAAGAACAAAATCTCTGAGAAGTTTCAGGTAGATCTTTGCAACCTATCTAAGGATGCTGTAAAGACTTTGATGGAGATGGGTATCAATGTAAAGAACGATGCTGGTAAACCAGACCAAGGATTCTTTGTCACTGCTAAGAGTAAGTTATATCCTATCCTTGCAGTGGATGAGAAGGGCTCACCAATCAGTGTTAAGATTGCTAACGGCTCTAAAGGTGTAGCACTTATCAAACCATACAGCTACAATGTTGGTGGTAAGAAAGGTGTAGGAGTTGGCATCAGTAAGATTGTAGTTAAAGAACTCATCGAGTATACTCCTAAGGGTATGAACTTAGCTGATATCGAGGAAGAAGCTCTTTAATGCAAACAGCCCTCATTGATGGGGACATACTAGTATATCGCATTGGCTTTGCTTCAGAAGATGAAACAGAGTCAATAGCGATTTCTAGGTGTAGTGAATTCTTAGAGAACCTAATTCTCTTCAATGGCTTTGAAGATTACAAAGGGTACTTAACAGGTGGTGATAACTTCAGGCACGAGATAGCTAAGACTGCTCCGTATAAGGGTAATCGTAAAGCTGCAAAGCCTAAGCACTACGAACTCCTCAGAGAGTACATGATTAAAGCATGGAACTTTGAGCTGATCGTAGGACAAGAAGCTGATGACGCTCTAGGAATTGCAGCGTATGCTCTTGAGCCTGGTGAGTATTGTATTTGTACTATCGATAAAGACTTAGATATGATACGAGGAGATCACTTTAATTTTACTAAGGATCTTCGCTACTTCATTACTGAGGAAGAAGGTATTAGGAATTTTTATAAACAGATTTTAACTGGTGATAGGGTCGACAATGTTATTGGGCTTAAAGGCATTGGAGAAGTTAAAGCAGAAAGAATACTCAAAGAATGCAAAGACGAAAACGAAATGTATACTGCTGTCCTGGAGGCTTACCAAGGCGACGAAGCAAGGGTACTGGAGAACGGACAATTGTTATGGATAAGAAGACAGTCAAACGAAATCTGGAAACCTCCAAAGTTATCTACGTCCAGTGGGTCGACGCAGTTGCCGACGCAGGATGGGAAGACGAAGTCAAGGCAGAAATAGATCTTTGTCATACTGTAGGCTTCTTGATTAGTGAAACAAAAGATGCTTTATGTATTGCGTCCACAGTGTCTAAGGATAATAGTAACGCTAGGATACATATACCTAAGGCATGGATAAAGAAACGAAAGGTAATTAAGTTTGAAACCACAGTCAGCAAAAGCAAAAGGAAGAAAGCTACAGCAGTGGGTGAGAGACCAGATACTCCAACGATTCCCTACGCTGAGCACTGATGATGTCAGAAGCACAAGCATGGGAGCGAGTGGAGAGGATGTTCAGCTTAGCTCGGCTGCTCGTAGTGTTTTTCCTTTTCAGGTTGAGTGCAAGAATCGTAAAGCTATTGCAGTCTTCAAAGATTATGAACAAGCTCAGACGCATGGATTAGTCGAGCCCCTCGTAGTCTTGAAGCAGAACAATAGTAAGCCTCTTGTCTTAGTAGATGCTGAGTACTTTTTTAATTTAGTAAAACGTGGTAGTTAGTTACAGAAAGTTTCTGCTGTATAAACTGCTACGGATTATAAGGAAAATAAATGTCAGTAAAAATAATTGAATGGAAGGTTATCGGAGATAAAGATAACTTTACTGTCCTTGGTATGGATGAACAAGGATGGATTTACTTTTGGAGGGACGCTAAATGGAACATCCTATAAATAGATATACGTTTGAATTCGTAGAAGGCGATGAGACAGATGCACGTCATGACTTTCCTTTTAATAAAGAACTTCGTCATGAGTTTAGTATACCAGCATCGCAGTCTTGGGACTATGTAGTGCGAGAGTTCCTAAGCTTTTTATCAAACATCTATGGCTATGACATTAAAATAGAAGGATACAATGACGACCCACTTGATAATACCAGACTGCCAGATCAAACCTGGTCATGATTATAATTACTTACGAGCTATAGGAAACTACATTGTTAAGAAGCGTCCTGATGTTATTGTTAATATTGGCGACTTTGCGGACATGCCTTCATTATCAAGCTACGATAAGGGAAAGAAGTCCTTCGAGGGTAGACGATACAAGAATGATGTAGTAGCAACACAAGAAGCAATGAACATCTTATTAAAACCACTGCGTGACTTACAAGCAAGACAGCGGAGGAATAAAGATAAGGTATATAAACCACGAATGGTATTAACA